TCTCCATCATCGCTACTGAGGATGAGCCTATGGACGAAATCGATGATGACGATATGATGTTCGAAGATGATGGTGTGGATGTTGCGACCCTCATGACCTCCCTTCTCGCAACCGAGGATGGAGACACCGTATGTACGGCCCTTGTCAGTATCACCCAACAACTTCAAATGCAAAACAAAATTTTGATAAAGATTTTGAGTGAATTAAAAAATTAATTAGAGAGAAAAATTGTAAAAGATATAATTAATGGAGGACACTCACTTCATCGACAAGGAACCAAATCGCTATGAAGCGCTTGCAGTACTTCAAAAACAGACTATCCAGTCGATGAATGAAGAGACCATAACAAATATTATCGAAACATTTGAAAAGATGTGGAACCTCAGAACAGAAGATTTCAAATGTGCACGCGAACTCGGGTATCATCAGTATGTACACATCGATAATTTTGACACCGAGGGGAACCCAAATGTGAGTAGTATCGACATTTTAGCAATAAAAGGTATTCGTGAAAAACAGCGTCGTTTCCTGGTAGATTTAAAAGGTCAGATCAAGAAACTCAAACTCGATAAAAAGGGGGATGAGAACGATACGACTATGATCACAAGGGTTCATAATATTCTAAAACAGGTAAAAGATGGTTACGATAACGTCCGTCGCCATTATAGTGCATACGAGCGTGTTGTAAATCCAACCGCAGTTCCACAAACATCTTCTATTTCTGATGCTTCCACTATGGGTGAAGATGACCTGGATAATTCCATACCCCTCCAAAAGTGTATTATTTTCTGTCTCGATGAACTCGAAAAGGCAAAATATCGTAGATACAAAGGTCATTGCTGCGAAGAGAGAAAGACGGAAGATGGACACAACACGAGAGCATGGGAGCAAAAGATGACAATCGAGGACTTTGTTTATTCCTTATCGAATAAGGATGATAATTTTGAAATGTGGAAAAACTTCACGAGTAAAGGGAGTATTTTCAGGGAAGTCATCGACCATCTTTCAAAGTGTCAGGACTCCCAATTTCCAACCATTAACAAAAGACGTCACGTTTGGTCGTTTAAGAATGGTGTATTTGTAGGCAAAGAATGGGTCTCTACAAGTCCAGATGATGGATATTATACATGCACATTTTACCCTTATAATTCGATAGAATTCAAAAATCTAGATCCATCTATCGTCGCGTGTAAGTATTTCGACAATGATTTTAACGATTATTCACATTTGGATAGATGGCAGGACATCCCCACACCAAACTTTGACAAAGTTTTACAGTATCAGAAGTTTGAGGAGGAAGTATGTAACTGGGCGTATGTTATGGGTGGTCGTCTCTGTTATGATGTGGGTGATCTAGACAGTTGGCAAATTATCCCATTCTTCAAAGGTATCGCTAAATCGGGTAAATCTACATTAATTACTAAGGTTTTCAAGAATTTCTATGAAAACCAGGATGTACGAACTCTGTCAAACAATATCGAGAAGAAGTTTGGTCTTTCTTCAATCAAAGACGCTTTCATGTTTATTGCACCGGAGGTAAAGGGTGATCTCGCTTTGGAACAGGCTGAGTTTCAGTCTCTCGTATCAGGTGAAAATGTATCTGTAGCAGTTAAGAATAAACCAGCTGAAGAGATTCCAGAATGGAAGGTACCCGGTGTTCTCGGTGGAAACGAAGTTCCAGGGTGGAAAGATAATTCGGGTTCGGTCCTGCGTCGTATTTTACCGTGGAACTTTAGCAAACAAGTGAGACAAGCTGATCCTCGTCTCGATGAAAAACTTAAAATGGAATTACCTAGAATTTTAGTTAAATGTGTCCGGGGTTACATCGAATACAGGAACAAATACGCTGACGCGGATATTTGGGATGTCGTACCTAAATACTTTGAAATCATCAAGATGCAGGTGGCGAAGGTGGCGAACTCTCTCATCCATTTCCTAGAATCTACCATTGTCGACAAGGGTAAAGACCAATACGTACCACAAAACTTGTTTGTAGCTGCGTTCAATACACACTGTAAAAACAATAATTTGGGTCAACACAAGTTTCATGAAGATTTCTATGTGGGACCATTCAGTTCTTATGATATCGAGGTTAGGAATGAATCTGTATCGTATAGAGGCAGGCAATACCCCGTCCAACCAGTCATATTTGGTATTGACTTAATCGAAGACCAGTTAATGACGGGCAACAATCATTAAAAAAAATCCTTACACATAGTAATATGAGCCAGTCGGTCAAAGAATTTGTCAGGCAGTCTGGTGTGGACGTACGAAGTCCAGACTCTAACTCCAATAATAACTTCGCTCGAGAACTTGAAGAGGATATGTTTAGACGTCAAGATCGTATGGCTCGCCGAGAAGAAATTGCACGTGGTCAGCAGTTCTTCCGTGAACCTACACGACCTGAATTACAGCAACGACGGGTTCCTCCTCCACCTCCTAGACGGAGTCGTTTCGCACAGTTCGAAAACAATTCTCCATTAGAAAATGAATTTTCTGATGTAAATATGAACAAATTAGTAAATAATGCATTAAGAGAACCCATAAATACAAGTGAATTTGACAACATGAATCTCACTCCTATCAACGAAGCCGCGTTTGAAAAGGGTCTCGCTGAGATGAACCCAAATACAATCAATGAATTTGGGGGTCTCACTGATCTAGAAATTTCTCCATTGAAACCCGGTTTGTTCGTTGGCACTATTAATAAATCATTCGGTAAAGAAGTTCGTTTAGACCTTTTACCAATTCTAATGAAAAAACCACTCGGTAAAACACCTATCGGTCAGGGTCTTTATATAGACACAAAAGAGATAAAGGGTATTTATGGTCAGTTTAAAACTGGATTTTCTCATACAAAAGAGGGTGGTCCCAAAGGAAGTATTAACAAACCTTTCGCCAGTGTCCAAATTATGGTGACCGTTTCGGATGGTATGAATAGTCAAGGTGGACTCTGTAATATTTATAGGAATGGTAAAATACTTTTCCGTAATGGATTTGTTGGTACAAACATTGCAAACCAACCTGAACTCATTCGTCGATTTATCGTAGATAATTACACACAAAAAGAACCATTCCTTTACAGTCCAATCGAGTATAACAATCTAAGTGGTCAGTTTAGTATAAATGGGGTATTCTCAAATCTCACTCGTATGCAAATGAAATTTTCAAAATATGGAACTACCACATATGAACCAGAACTTTCACCAATGCTTTATGTCACCATGAAAGGGTACACACTCAATATTAGTAAGTCTGGCACCGTACAAATCATAGGTGCCAAGTCACCCGCTATCATGGAAAATGCATACAAAGCTGTAACTCCATTAATCCGTGAATTTTATAGAGATGGAGATGTCACTATAGACAAGACCAAACGTAAGACAAAGACTAAGCGCAAGACCAAGACTAAAAAGGTTTCTCCTCCTAAAAAGACCAAACCCGTAGTAAAACGCAAAGCACCTTTAACAAACAACCAAATCAACGCACTCAAGATTGATGGAAAGAAGTGTGATCGTATGTCTAGAGATGAACTCAAAACTCTTGCACGTAAAATGGGTATTCTCAGTTTTAGAATTAAAAATGGTCCCACCACCCGGGATATGCGTAAGGATGAAATTTGTGCTGCTATAAAGGCTAAATCTAAAACTAAAAACGTTACTGTAAAAAATACCAATAAAAACAAGAACGTTAAATTATCCGGTACCGGTAGCACATTTCGCATCGGTGGTAAATTATGTCGTGATAAGACATTAACTGAAATCAAACAGTTTGCTGCATTACTTAAAATAAATACATCGGGTAAGCAGACGAAGGATGCCCTTTGTAAACAGATTGAGAAGAGTCGTAATAATCTTGCAAAGCCCAAACCTCCTCCTCCACCCAAGCCTACAAAGAGGAATGTACAGAAGGAAAAGAAAGCACGGGTTCAAACTGAAAAGATGAAAGAGAGGGTAAAAAGGGTCGGATTAGACGACAATTCTATTCGTAAAGACCTTGAGAAGCAGTACGGTAAGGCGTGGATGAACAGATACAAACCTAACCTCACTCAAGACGTTAGAAACATCAAGAATGCTGCATCTAGAGTTAATTCCAATGATAAAAATAAGGCGCTTGGTGTACCCAAAAAGATGGTCGTTAATAGAATCAAGAAGGATATGGTTTCACGATGGAAAATGCAGAGAAAGCGCAACCTTGAAAGGAACTATGTGATGAAGAATGTTAACGTCACCGGGGTCCCTAATAATATGAAAAATAAGTGGAGACAAGCAGCTGCTAATGAAGCTCTTCGTAGAAATAAAATTTTGACTGCTAAGCAGTTCGCAGCTTTAAAGAAAAAATGGTTAAAGGGTATGAAGAATATTATAGGTAATGGGAACGCGCGTAGAAATATTGGGGCGGCTAGAGCTCGGGTTGAAACGTTATAAACACGGTGTGAGGGTGGACGACGACACGAGGACATGGGGAACACCCACGGACTCCTGGCTAGATATGGCCAAGGAAGAACTTTTAGACGCTATCATTTACGTGGTAGCTGATTACATTAGAAATGTAAGGAGTGAAGGAGAACGTGCACCTCTCAGTTTTCGTAAAAATGATGAGCTTGATGATAACAAGCTCATCATGTCTATAGTTGATGACTGGGAATGTGTTGAAAGTCCACAACACAAAATGATGTTATGGAATCTCTTCAAAATGCTGAACAGCGACATATTTAGGGATTAGGTAATTGCTCGGCTATTTGAGTAGCTGTATTAAATGCAGTGAGACACATAATAGTGACTGAAAATTGGTAAATAGCTTGTTCCCACATTCTAAGAACACAAAATGGTACTATCATGAGCCCTGCACACGTACCATGAAACACTACAACTGTTATCGATGCTGAATGTTCAGTATGTAGAGCACCCGTCGTAGATACTATCAACACAAAATTGATAATATCTATTATTCTCCTGAAAAGAGCCAAATTTATACCAGATGCAATCACGAATATATACGCTAGAGCACGCACAACGGGATGATATTCTATTAAAAATCTGAAACGTGGTCGTATTCTTATTATTTCGGGGGGAGGTTCCGGAGGTTCCGGTGGTGGAACCTCTTCGTTAAATGCTATCGCCACCGAACCATCTGGATATTCAACAACCATGTGTCTGGCTTCATCCATAACTTATTATCTAAAGACGTTTATTGTTTAAGTTGGCGATACAAAGTGTAAAAAGAAAACCCGAGAATTATATAAAGAAAGTACATTAAAGTTCTAGGAATTAGAGTAAAATTCTCAAGAACTTTGAGATCTGCTTCATCAAGTTTAGTCTTGTACATCCTGAGCTGCTGCATCAAAAGATGGACCAGACGTATAGCGAGCATCATGATAGCCACACTAATAATTATAAAGGCGATGTTGTATAACGCATTTCCCTTACCACGGTAAAAACGAGAATACGCTAAAAGGCCTAAGGATATAGACACGTACGCGGCGACGTTCTGGAGCGACCTCTGAGAAAGAGCGATGAGCTTTAGAAGTTCGGGGTTCATTTAATATTTACTGACATTTAATTTTTCTATTGACTATTTTTGTGGGTTCTGCAGCTTGTTTGAGATGAAAAGTGTGGTACGAAAAATCATATTTTGGAAATGTACTTTTTATTTTATTAGAAAGTACACCAGCTTGAACCGTTAAGGGTATTCCCGAACATACAGACTTTTGTTCCATCAAAAGAAATTCATCCTCCATGGCTACGAACTTTTTTAGGCTCTCGCTCTTTACACCGTCTGTATGCATTTTGACATACATCGCTTTGGAATCACCGTCACTGATGTAAAAATATTTGGAACCGTCAACTTCATCCGACTTTGTGTGTTTGTCATACATCAAAAACACAACGACGAGAATTGCTAAGATGTATATCATTTATATTTAACAAGAAATTATATATCAATCATAATTTTCGTGGCACCACAAAGCACCACCTCCTCGGTCCCACGTGGTCCAAGAGCCGCTAGGCATAGGCGCTGAACAACAACCAGCTTTGTTGTTGCCGCTATTGCCCCAATCGGGCATGTTTTTAGCGACTGCCCAACATTCTTCAACTGTGGCGTATGCACCCGCTTTCGCTTTCCCAGAAATACTACCTAAATACGCGAGTCTCGCTTTCTCTGCCTCGACGCGCGCCTTCGCCGCGGCCAGATCGGCGGCCACCTTATCAGCCGCAGCCTTATCAGCCGCAGCCTTCTCAGCCTTCTTATCAGCCGCAGCCTTCTCAGCCTTCTTATCAGCCGCAGCCTTATCAGCGGCGGCCTTCTCAGCAGCAATGCGTTTCTGTTCTTCCTCATCAGCAGCTGCATCAGCTGCTTGCTTTTCAGCTATAAGGTCTGCTCTAGTCTTCAGTATCCCCTGCGCTCCTCTCCATTTGCCACCACCTCTCTCTTTGAAGTTGTATGTGTACACATGATCAGTGCTGGTTTCTTCAATCTGTTCCGTCTTAGCACTCGTTTGGTCACCATCGAAAATTTCGATGTATCCACGTAAACCATCTTTCATCGCTACACCTTCATACACATCCTCACTACCCGGATGTCTAATAACAATCTTGTGAATATCCATTACAGATCCTAGATCTACTTCGAGCCAATCTTCTTTGTCGTCATAGTTGCTGCGATACATTGTATCTAATGAACCATCGAAAGCCATCACCGCCCGATAGTCACCCGGATATTGACTACGAGCAGTAGCACTTTTACCTTGAGCTATATTTGTACCACTGCTGTCGTACACTTCTAGTTCCAGAATACTAAGTGCGTATGCCTTCTGATTTTGATATAGTTCACCTTGCCATAAACGGACGTATTGACCTTTCGTGGCACCTGTAGATATCGTAGCTGGGGTACTACCAGCCTCAGCATTGGTCTCGGTGTCGGTGTCTGGAACAACCACGGTTTGGTCTGGAGTTTCTTCATCCCCTCCCCCACTCATAGCTGCATATGCACTCGAGCTGAGACATAATAGTCCTAATACACCTGCACCTATGGCGGCCATATTTACTTATTACATAGAAATTAGTTTCGAGAGGTCAGAAACCTTGTTGATGATGTTGAAAAATTTGTAAATATCGTCGACTGCATCGGGCTTCATAATCTCAAGTTCAATTTGGTAACTCGCCTCCTCTTCGGAGTCCATGTCAGCATTATCACCTGAAGAGATGGTCATGTCGATACTGAGATTCTTGCGCACGAAAGAGTGACGAGTCTTGGAACGCCTTCTATCCATATCGTATTCACCCGATGTTACAATTTCACGAGCTACACAGAATCGTACATCGAGAGGATCACATTTGAAATCTTCTTTCACGACACTGATCTTTTGAATCATGGTTTGTTCACCGGAATCTTCGTCGGAGGTGATGCGAATGTTATTACTGTCGTTATAGTAGACGTCTACGGAAGAGGTTTCCTTCGACTCCCAGCCTTCATATTTCTTCAGGCCTTCGAGGACCCTCTTCCACGTATCTTTGCCAACATTAGTATCAAACAGGGAGCCATTATGCTTTCCAAGACGAATTTCGACTTCAATGTCATCTTCGTGCTTATGCGCTTCGAAAATGGGCAGAACTTTATCGACGATAGCTTGGACGTTCATTTTTACTTAACATTTCTTCTTCGCGTCTTTCTCTTAAGTGTTTAATATACATAAAATGTAATGAAGGGACTTGAAAACCACGGAAATACTTGTTATTTCAATACCGCCCTTCAATGTCTGCTTTATATTCCGGTACTATCGAACTATTTTATTCGTAAGCCGTACATGGGTGAATGTGAATTTACAAAAGCGTACGGCGACCTCGTTAAAATGTATTGGACGAGGGGTAAAGAGCATATTAGGGTTCAAAATATCATAGAATCGTTCCAAAAAGAGTTTCCCCGTTTCAGGACGAATGAACAACATGACGTACAAGAAGCTGTACTTTGTATCATAGATATACTCGAACGGTCTAGACCCGAAATAAAGGACTGGTTCTATGGAAAGAAGACACAAGAAACGATATGGCCCGGTGGAAAGTCATCGAATGAAGAGGTTTTCAGCGTACATTTGATAACTGCCGAAGATAAAGATATGGGTGCTATGCTCCAGAAAAGTACTGACTGGAATACCATAGAAAACTTTGAAGATACGGGAGGTAAAGTACATCACCTAGCGACGACGCGTATGGTATTTTCAAAACTTCCACAGATTTTGATGATTTCATTTGACCGAAAAAGTCATATAGAAATCATAGAAAAGATGATCATAGGTAACAGTGAGTACAATCTCATATCATGCGCCGTACACGTTGGTGCACAAAATGATGGACACTATGTAAGTTTCGTTAAAAGGCGGAACAAATGGCTTTTAGCGAACGATGAAAGTGTTGAAGAACACGAATTACCGAAAGAGGCAAGTTTCTATTTTATGGTGTATAATTTGAAAAATTAAAAATTAGGTTTGCAATCTAAAAACTCCTTCATCTTGATATTCTCCTTGATGTTCACAATTGTTCTGTAAAAAGTCCGTCGATTGTTGGGGTGCGTCTTATCGGTTCGCCTCTTTAGGGGTTTCCACCATAGGGGTTCTTCCCATGTGATATATTGACATTCGACGATGGCTCCATCTTCAAACCAAGATTCATCATCTTTGTTTTGAGGAATTTCCGATTCAAAAAACAATTTACCCTTCTCTTGTACGTAGAGTCTCCACGCCATAGGACCGTTTGTGGCACCTGGAACCTCTCTCGACTTCTCTCGCTTCATGAGAAAGTCAACCGTATTCTGTTCTTGTGGCTTCCACTTGAACATGGTTTCATGTGTCCCGAGTCGGATAGGTTCATTAACAGGTGTAAATACAAGTCCGTCAATTTTTTGTTGAACCGTGGGTAAATACTCACCCATAAACTTCCCAAAATCTCTCATTTCATGAAACGTTTTGCATTTGAGTCTAAACTTGTCAGATTTCATATAAATGATTGACTTCATGATACTTCGAGCCGCATCAAGTCTTTTCATCAAGTTAAGATCCCAAACTGATTGACCGTTTACCCATACGGCGTCGTATACCATGAGAGTATCTTCATACAACTCACCGTCAAGAATAGTCCCATCGTAGGCACTTTTCTTGAGGTTGATAGGTACTTCGAACATATTGAAAGCGCGATTAACGAATACACACTTCTTTTTACCCTCAAACATGAGGGCAACCATCATATAGCGTTCTCCGTCTGTTTTTTCACAGACAAGGTACTCAGCACCCTTTAGAATGGGAAAATGTTTATACTCGATCGAGATTGGCTGAGGACCCGGAAAGTAGTCTTTACTACCCCACTTTGAATGAATATACTGTACAACATATTTGTAAAGTGGGGTAGACATGAATACTATTCAATAATAAACTTTAATTGACTTTCACACCGGCGGCGTTAAGAATGTTACTTAGACATTCATGCGTGTAAGTCATGGTTAACTTAGATGCCGAAAACGCATAAACTCGAACACCTTGCTCAATCAATTTTTCAAACATTTTTGCATAAATTTTGGTACCACCACCGGATTTCTTGATCGCTTTCGTGACATTTTTTGTATTCATAACCCATGCTCTCGCATTCGTCGTTTTTACTCTGTAAATATCTTCAGAAATCTTCATACCAATTTCGGTATCAAAATGGAGACCCATCTGAGAAACGGGTTCCGAACTACCATCCTTCACCCGAGCCCTAAAAAGACCCCAATCCACACCCTCCTTCACACCCGGGAACACGAGACATCCTACCGTATCATGTGGTTCAAAACATTGCTTAATCGAATCATCATCCATACCAATTCCAAAGTCTATGAAAATGATTCGATCATTATTTTTGATATACTTTTGAACCATCTCAGCTTTTAAGAATGGATCGTCGTCAACATATACAATTTGATTATTGATATTTTTTTGTAAACACTGTACATTAATCCTGAGTACTGTATGAAGTGTTTTTACATGACAAGACTTGGAACGAGTGACCAAAATAGTGGCGATGTTCATATTTTTCTTTTGTACTCTAAGCCTTAAGCCTTTCATTCAGACACCCCGAAAACGGTAAATTACCCACATGTCCAAGGGTTGTATTTACATCTGCATAAATTTTCCCACCAGCTTGTTGCCATCGCCGACAAAATGCATAATCCTCACTGAGATACCTGCGATTATTCGGGTCTATCATACAATCGAAACATGCGTGATAGTCGTCAAAATCCCTATTTTGGTGATCATTTTTACACCAAAGTTCTGGAAATTTCTCTTCGAGTGTTTTAAACGCCGAGCGTTTGATAAGCATAAATCCGGTTGGACCGTCTAAGATTTCGATAAATCCATTCTCGACCGACCGTTTCTGAGCCCCAAAATTTATAACAAGACTCGATGAAAGCATCGACATATCGCGCTCATCACCACTCTTTACAGCGTTAGCAGCCTGATCCCACATGACCACTTTCTTTGGGTAACAAGCGACAGAAATGTCGTGACCGGATTTTATAAGTCGTACCACCGACTCTGGATCGAAATGAACATCTGCATCTATAAACATGAAATATTCACAATCAGTCTTTTGCATGAAACGACCGACAGAAACATTACGAGCGCGGTGTACGAGAGACTCATTTTCTGTGGTGTCGAGATATAGTTGTATATTCTCTTTTATTAAAAGAATCTGAAGTTTTATTATACTACTCATATATTTCTCCAGACATAATCCACCATAACACGGTGTCGCTAAGAACAATTTTGTCATATGTTACATTTAGTTCAAAAGCTCTAAGTGCTTTTTAATTATAATTTCAATTTTATTTAGTGTTGGTATGGAGACAGAACATTTATCACACATTTCAGTTTTAGTGACTCGGTGCCCAATCACTATGTAAATAATCGCAGATGCTACACTATTCGGTGTTTTACTCATGAGTTCAACACAATTATCAGTAGCGGTGCACATCTTGTTACATTTCAGTCTCTCTTCACGAGTAACCTCAAAAGAATTCAAAAGTCTCTGCATCACGTCATACGATTTAGTCACGTAATTTTTCTTTGTAACACCTAAAATGTTATCTTTGAAAATCTGTGTTGTACGACTGATATCCTTAGACTGAATTCCAAACATATCCGCGATTTCCTTCGTCGTTCTAGGAGTCTGTGCGAGTCGACATGCGTATAAAACGCAATTGGCTTTGATACCCAAGCGTACAGCACCGCGGGTCAATTTTTCTTCATTGAATTTTCGATATAATATTTTAGCATCCTTCAAAACAGAATCTTGTAGAGTATGACACGCTTCGTCGATGTCACGATACGCATGAAATAGTGATCGATCCTTGTGATTCATGGACATGTGAAAATTAATTTTTGCCATTCGTTTATTCTCATACGTTGAGGAATGTTGTGTTGATATAATCGTACCCTTCCCCCAATTTTGAGAAAACAGCTCTGGATTTGCGTTAGGATTACCACACCGTGAAGGATCGTTGACCTTACCGTCGTCTGTGATACCACTTGTCCATTCGGCTGTATCATCTACGAAATAAGAATCAACTAATCCACACACTGAACAAGTTGGAAGACCTTCTCTTGTAATAACTTTAATTCCTTCACATTCCTTACAAATATTTGTACTCACCGGCTTTATTTCGTTTTCTTTTGGTTTTAATTCTTCTAATTGTTTCCATATAGCTGCCAGCATTGTTTTGAATGTGACAATTTTTTTTAAATTTTGTGAGAACGCATCACACACTTAGGCGTCTAATTCGCGTTTCTATAGCGTCTATGGTTTCCTTGAAACTCTTTCCACCTGATGTCGTCGGTTCCCATTCATTCCATTCCTTATCAATTGATTCATGACCGGGGGGTAATGGAATATCTTGACCCATAATCTCACTATCGGATACAACAAAACCTTCCAGATCTGATTCCTCATCCCCACCTTCGTCGTAAATATCACTATCGGTATCTTCCATGTCTATTTCTGAGTAAAACGCGAAACGATTCATACCGAGGGGTTTCATTTCAAGATCTTCAAACGTAGTTCCTATGGGAAAATGTTCCATCACACTTTCATAGGGTGCGGGGGAAAGTTCCGTTGGTTCGAGTTGATATACACACGCGTTCTTATAAAATAATTCGGTGGGGTTGAGATATCTCAGGCCGAGGGTCTTGCCAGTGTTCATTCCAACAATCCCGTACATTTCGTCTTCAATTCCATCTTCGTTTACTAAAACTTTTACTATATCATCTTGGTTTATTTCAGTTGGCACAATCATGCTTAGAGTTTTCGGACAAAAAATTATCAGCGATAATATCACAGATGAAAGTTATTATTTATTCGAAGGAAGGTTGTGAGTATTGTGACCACGCAAAGACACTATGTGAGTCGGAGAACATCGACTATGAAAAAATCATGGTCGACAAGGAAGAACTCAAGAAAGTGTGTGGTGGCCCCGCTTCAACTTACCCTCAAATATTTATTAACGAAAAACACATAGGGTCCTATTTTGACTTTCAGGACTATATAGAAGAAGAGTACGAACCAATCCTCGCCCCTACCCTAAATAGATTCACTGTGTTCCCCCTGAAGTACCCCGAGCTCTGGGAGCTCTATAAGAAGGCTCAAATGTCTAATTGGACTGCTGAGGAGGTAGACCTATCAAAAGACCTTGATGATTGGAAGACTCTAAACGATAACGAACAAAAATTCATAAAGTATATCCTGGCGTTTTTTGCTGGCTCTGATGGAATTGTTTTTGAAAATATCAATAACAATTTCGCTGATGAGGTACAAATCTCCGAAGCTCGTTCATTCTATGCATACCAATGCCACAATGAAATGGTCCACGGTGAGACGTACTCTAAACTTATCGACAAATATATTAGGGACCCTACTGAAAAGAAACAACTTTTCGAAGCCATTCAAACTGTACCCTGTATTGAAAGAAAAGCAAATTGGGCCATGAAATGGTTCGATACTAAAACTCGATCTTTTGCTGAACGTCTATTTGCATTTGCGTGTGTTGAGGGTATTTTCTTCTCCGGTAGTTTCTGTGCTATTTACTGGCTCAAAAAGAGAGGTCTGATGCCGGGTCTCTGTTTCAGTAATGAACTTATATCCAGGGATGAAGGGCTTCACCAAGAATTTGCCGTCGAACTTTTCAAATTACTCAGAAATAAACCTTCAATTGAAACACTACACACTATTATCAAAGAAGCCGTTGAGATTGAAAAGGGGTTCATCATTGACGCACTCCCATGTAATCTCATCGGTATGAACTCAGAGAAAATGGCTGAATACATCGAATATGTATCGGACCGTCTTCTCAAACAAATTGGTCAACCCCCGATTTGGAACTCTAAAAATCCCTTCGACTTTATGGAAAATATTAGCTTGGATGGGAAAACAAACTTTTTCGAAAAAAGGGTGGGAGATTACGGAAAGATGGACGATACATCAGATGAAATTGGTTTCGATGAGGAGTTTTAATATGTATGTATAGTAATAATAAACAAAGATGTCTATGCCCATGTTAGCTGGTGTTGGACTTCTCAGTATGTGCTGCATTTCTTCCAGTATAGCTGCTAGTATGATGGGTGGTGAAACTATAGAAGAAACCAAGCCTGTAGAAACTGTCTCGGATGACTCGGGTGACTCGGGTGACTCACCCGAACCTTACGCAGACTGGCGAGTAGAAGAAGGTCGCGATTATCCAGGTAATGACATTTTCCACTACCATCCAAATTCAGATATAAAAGCTTCGAAAGATGTCTGTCTCGACAAATGCGAAGAAATGTCCAACTGTAAACTCGTAACATTCAACAATGAAAAGACTCTTTGTTGGGGAAAATCGAGTACTGGTGGACATGAACATGGTGACAGAAACAATTACTTCAAGCCGTGAAACATTTTACTATCAATTTATCCAAATTGACTGGAAAATGCATGAATTAATTTACTTGAAAAGGGTGCCTTCAGAATCGATAGGCGCGGGTTCGAGCATACGACCACTGTCGACAACCTCGATGGCACGCTCGGCAAATTCGGGCCTTGGGTCGGGGGCCTCTTCCATAGGAGCCGGGGGTGCGACAACAACCTTGGTTCCCTTCTTGGCACCACCACATCCACATCCCTTCTTCTTACCACCACCTTCCTTTTTGATATTCATCATACCCCACACAACGAGGATGAATACGAGGGTGTGCACAAGAAGACCCAGAGTCGAGGGGCAACCAGTAGGGGTCGCAATCCAAGAACCTAAAATCGCCCTGACAATACGAAACGTCTCGGGATTCGCAACAATGAAAAATACGAGACCAGAAATGATGGAGATGATTAATTTCTCCTCCTGCTTTCGGCCGTTGCATCCACATCCACAATCTTTAAAAAGACCCATGATTACTTTTGATATATGTCAACAAAAAAAACTTAATTAAAGCCAAGCCACCTAAGATATATATAACCCACTACCAACAATGTCGCTCACTATCCAGCAATCTTCTGAATTCTCTCCTGCCGATGTGCAGTTCTCAAAACTTCGCAAGAACAAGAATGGCGGCAAGGCCGTCTATTTGAACGCCGGCGACAACAAAAAGCTCTACCTCCAGTTTCCCTTCATGCGATCTCCTTACGGCATGAGTGCGTTTACTGATGAGAGCACTGGTCGTACATCCTACTCTCTCGACCTTTCTTTCGACCCCGACAATGAGGAGGCTATGGCTCTTCACGAGAAGCTCAAGGAGCTTGATGATATCATCGTAAACACAGTCGCTGCCAATTCGCAAGAGTGGCTCGGTAAGGAGTTCAACGTTGAGGTTCTCAAGCAGGCCCTCTACAAGCCTATGGTTCGCCCCGGTAAGGAGCAGTACCCATCGACTATCAAGCTCAAGATTCTCACCAAGCCTGATGGGACATTTGTACCCGAGTCTTACTCTATGCAGAAGCAAGCTGTACCCCTCGATAGCATCGAGAAGGGACAGAAGGCTATGGCTATTGTTGATCTCAACCAGATTTGGTTTATCGATAACAAGTTCGGTGTCACTATCCGTCTCCAACAGGCTCTCTTCGAGCAGTCTGCCAAGCTCCCGTCATTTGCCTTTCAGGGTGTGAACCTACCCGATGACGACCTTCAGGTTGATGTCGAGGATGAGGATGAGATCGAGGAAGTTGACGATCAGTAAAAAAATAAAAATATTTTAAAAATCCTTCTTGGTAAGTTGAAAATAACTTCTTACCAATAAGTAAGTATGTCTATCGAGAGTAACTTGAAAAAATTACTCAAAGGTGAGAAGGCTTGTATGCCAGAACACTTCTTGAAAGTTCCCAGTTACAACTCACCTACCCTTCGCACTGGTAAGGGTAAGCCATTGAGTGAAGGTGCATTTGGAAAGATGTACCGTGGAAGTATCAACGACAATGGTCGTCGATATGTCGCCTACAAAGAGATAGATACATCTGATAGTACTAATGGTGCATTTGAGTTTGAATTCAAGGTTGCCGAAAAATTGAAGGAGTTTGCGGTTCCCGAGATGTACCTCTTTAAGAAGTGCCCCATCCAAGATAAAACACCCCAAAGAATACGCAAAGGTGGGAAACCTGGTTCCAAGATGGGTCATTTTGTCCAACCAGCAAAACGCACCAAACCCAAGGATATTCTTTACATGGAACTTCTTGATGGTATGTCGTTTAATTCGTGGTGGAAAACCAACCCATCTCTTGATGCGATAAAGTCTGTCATCACACAGGTTTTTGATAATCTCTACCGAATTAACCAAAAATTTCCAGACTTCCGTCACCGCGATTTACATGGAGGAAATGTGATGGTTACTCGGAACGAAACGCCATACACATGGAAAGTTGACCTCGGTCGTAAAGTAATTCGGAACGACCCAGGTGGATCTTTTAGGAGTCGTCTCGGTTCACCTGATATCAAAAAGTATAAGCGTACGAACGCTGGTGTAGAAGCGCATATCATCGATTTTGGTTTATCATACTGGTCCAGGCGTATGCCAAACCCAGAAACGGCTGATGGTGGATACGAGGGTGCGGGTATATACGGACATGGAATAGGTCCAGGTACGATTTACTATGATATTCATAGGTTCTTGTATATCATTTATGTTAAGGTGAGAAATCCTGGGAATCCTAAGGAGCGAGCTATTAAAAATTTCATCGAAGAGCTCATACCAAACAAAGAGTTCCTCGAGTTTAACGGAAAATTCACCAACCAGGGATATCTACTCTCAGATTACCACGTCGCCCTCCGAGCAAACCTCCCCACATTCAAAACTATTCTGACACACCCATTCTTAACTGGTGAGAAATCACCGAATAGACCAAAGACTCTCTCGGAGGCTCTCAAAATGCTTCCCAAGCCTAAGGCTAAAACTCCCGTCAAGGTCAAAACCCCTAAGGCAAAGACTAAGACTCCCAGTCCCAAACTTTCAAGTGCGGAAAGGAAGAAGAAGATGAACAATGCGATTAAGAAGGCTGCAGCTGTACTTGCTAAACCCAAAGCCAAACCGGCACCCCAGAGGAGACCCGGTGCTGTACGCCCCAACCCAGTCCCCGAGATTCAACCGGCCAGTCCAAACGAACCTTATGGGGTGATGTCCCCTTCCAATATGATGGAATATGCAGCGAAGATTGAGAATGGTAGGAAGAAAGCTGCGAACAAGCTGAACGCCAAACTCAAGGAAATCAAGGCTACCAAGGGTAAGACACCCACACCCGTTCGTCTCAAGGAGAAGTTCTCCTTCGTTGACATAAAGGGTAAGAAGCGTGAATTTGTCAGAAAGTTTGCATACGATAGGGCTCTGGCTAAGAACAAGGCACTGAGGGAAGAGATGGCGAAGCCAACGTGGTCGGAGAGGGCTCGAATGAAGAGGTACGAACGTGGACAACCTTTTAACATGAAGACACCCCAAAACGTAAGGAACGCCATAAAGGGTGGTAAGAATATGAAGTTTGTTGGAGGATCAAAGGGTTTCAAGACGGTCACACCCAAGGCCAAGTGGTCTAACGCAAATAATAAACAATTCATGGAATTGCTGGCACGGGAAAAGAACGCCCAGAGAAAACTTGCGAATAAGATGAACAAGGCGAGACCTCTCAAGAATGGACCATCTAACCCGGCGGTTGCGTACGCTCTCAATACTCCCAAAAATACCAAAAAGATAAACAAGTACGTTAACGGTCTATCGAACGATGAACGCAATATGCTCAAAAAGAAGATTTGTAAACCTTAAAAAAATTATTTAGCTATAATAAAATGCAACGCTCGACTATTATAATGGCACTGGCTATCGGTGTCGCCCTTTTTCTACTCTACAGGAACAAGGCCTCCCCAGGTAGTAAAAAGTGGACCGTTTACGGAACCATGGGGTGTGGTTGGACTCGTAAGCAGTTAGATTACATGAAGAAGGCTGGTAAGCCCCACGTGTTCGTCGACTGTGACAAGGGTGGATGCGACGGTATGACCGCTTTCCCTACTCTCAAGGGTCCTAACGGTAAGAAGATCGTTGGATACAACGAAGTTTAATTAATTTATTATTCAAGAGTTGATTGTATCAACTTATCAATAATGGAAATTAGATACCGCGGACAATCTGGAGAGAAATGGAAAGAATGAACGCGTCGAGAAGGCTGGAGATGGGCTTGAGCACAGAGATGTGCTTGGAAAGCGAACGGTTCCATACAAGACGAAGGATGAAGGTACTGATGAGAATGTTAAGAGCGAAGATGAGAAGCTCGGTAATCATCTCGGAGCGAGACTTGGCGTGAGTGACCTCGTGAAGCATTTTATTACATACTGATATTTTTTTCTAGGCCAATTACAAATGAAAGCCCTTCCCCTGAGTGGTTCAGAAAATAGGTTTACGAACAGGAGGTGGTCGACACCAAAGGGTATTGGGAATAATAATTGTTATGCCTATGCTGTGGGTGACTACGAGGCATACAGGTGGCAAAAGTCAATACCAGGTGACCGTTCAGGGCTTTCTAATGGTCATCACACGTATACTCACTGCACCGGACTTCCCAAGCGTGTTATTTCTGATAACCCAAAAAGGATATACAAAGTTTCAGCGAATGAAAAATGTAAAAGGGGGTATTTCAAGGTTATGATGTTTGTTTCTCCTGGGAGACCGATGAATTACATTCGACAAGGGGATTTTCACTTTTACAAACAACATGGGGTGGTTGAATATAAAATCAAACCTGGGGATACTATCAAAGCTGTAGCCAAATTCTTTAAAGTTCCTGAATCACGAGTAAAGAGGGGTGGTCAGTTTAAGGTTGGTAAACGCATCGTTTTTAAGGCCAACGTTTTCAGTCACAAGCGGGGTTGGGCGACTGGCCCACTTCTCACTGATGCTAGAGGTAACGCCATTACCGACCCTCGTACAGCTTCGAGGGACTACCCGGGTCTCAACTACAAAAAGTATTGTAGCTCATTCTGTGTCAAGAACACTGGGATCAAAGTCGGCAGAACTCATCCCAAGGTCCGCTAAGATACTATCAAGGTCTTCTTGTTCTTCCACATCAAAATTAATGTCAAATAGATCTAGAACCTCAAATATAGACCCCTCATTCAAGGACACAGAATTCGCCGTTGCTGTGTAATTGTTTTGTATAGTGACTGTAATTTTAAATTGTGTACCATCTATAACTTTTCGACAAATTGGACATGTATTCTTACCTGTGTTCTTCCATTCCTGTAGACAGTGGGAATGAAACATATGTCCGCACCGGGCTGGAGGGTTGGTCCTCGTACACCGGACTTCATTCAGACATATGGAACATGTTGACATTCTACAAGATGGTATTAAAGTTTTTTCGTGGATTTAGCTCAGTTAGTAAATACCGGGCATTTTGAGAAGAGGTTTATCACATGTATTGCAAGGACCCTTACCCTGCTCCGCCTCTTGTATCTTAGTGACGAGCTGGGGTCCCTGCTTCTGGAGAAGCTGGCGGTAGGAGTAGTTGTCCTCAAAAGAGATACCATTTTGCTTCATGACATAGTTGTTAAAGAGCTGGGCTGACGAGTTTATGGTGAAACACCGACCATCGGCCATACCAAGTCGCTGCGACATATTGTTAATATACACCCAGAAATTAAATCTTGTAAATGGGATTATGTACTTCACAGAGGATCGCAGTATTCCCAACGCTTGTCGGGGTCCGTCGTGTAGCACCAGATTTTGTCTTCGCCGTCTGGGTTGCGGCAGTAGTTGTGATTCCTAATACCCCGCTCCCCAAGTTTCTGACTGTGTCCGTGAGGAGACTGCATACTCCAGTTCTGACACGTCTTACCGGACGTGGTCTTTGTCTGACAACCACGGTAATCAACACCTTTTTCTCCACTCATAGTCTCGTCACACACGCGCCCACCGACAGGGTCACAGTATTCCCAGCGCTTGTCGGGGTCAGTCGTGTAGCACCAGATTGTGTCATCACCACCGGGGTTGCGGCAGTAGTTGTGGTCCCCGACACCCTTCTTCCCAACTTCAACTTGGTGTCCATGAGGAGTCTGAATGTTCCAGTTCTGACACGTCTTACCGGACCTGGTGTTCGTTTGGCAACCACGGTAGCCTTCATCTTTTTCTCCACTCAAAGTCTCGACACACGAATCCCCGGACCCGGACCCGGACCCAGATCCTAGATCTGGGTCCGGGTCTTCTTCCTCACCACCCATCATCATGATAGCCGAACTTGAAGAACAACATACCATCATAAGACCAACACCTGCGAGCATAGGCATAGCCGCCATCGTTTATTATTACAATTAAACTAGAATTTTATTTGTCTATTGGTGACTGTTCTCATCCAAGAATTGAATCCCTTCTCCCTTAGTACTTTGATGAATGGTTCACATTTGTATCCCAAATAAATATCAAATACATCAGTTTCTTCTGTGCGTGACACTCGAATCTGAGGATTTTCATTTATGTGGTTGTTGATGATGTTGTAGGCAAACGCAATCTCCTTGAGGGTCTCCGCCCCTGTGATGATAATTTTTCCAGTACTGAAAATACTGCATGTAATTTCCTTCATATCCTCTGAAGGTTTGAACTTGATCTTCACGGCGGAATATCTGTCTGGTTCAAAAGAAACCTTGAAAATATCGTCGTACTCCTCGAACCAGTTCGAGACGAGATGGAGGTTGATGTTGTAGTTGAGGCTGAAGTTGGAGTTTATCATGACCACACGGAATGAATCCACCGGAACTTCGATTTTCAAACCCAAAAAGGTTTTGAAAATATGAATGAGCTGTGTGATGATACGTTTGCAATCGAAAAGATCACAGCATCCAGCCACTTGGATTGAACCGTTAGGAAATACCTTTACAGACTTAGTGCTGTACGTGTCGTGATATGTTAGGGTCACTTGGTTATAAAACGTTGTGGGTTTGAGTTTCCACTCGAAACCCTCAGTTTTCGTACCCGATCGTCTCATCTTATACGAACCAATTTCTTCGAATAAACCTCGAAGTCGCTTTATATCAATCTGCTGGATAAAGCTCGACACCATAGTGATTGTCGTAATTTTGACCCATGAGGGACGGGTCTCGTCGGGGAGAGCTTTTCGTATCTCATCGAGAGTGAGGAGATACGAAAAACTATTATTTGCAATAGTTGAATACATTTTTGGACATACTTTTTACATTGTGGGTGGCTCACTTAGGTGTCGTTTAGGGAATCGTGTACTTCACAGGATTTGGACTTGGAGAACCTTCATTACCCCCGTTGGAGTCATCTCTTAAAATTTCGACACCATTTTCTTTTATCATCAGAGCTGGTGTGTAGGTAGGTCTGTGAAAGCTAATTTCTACCTCCCCTATCTTTTTATCACTCGTAATCGTAAAAAATTTTTCGGGGGGTGTATGTTTGTTCCATGCAGCCATAGTTATGGCTCCATCCTCATCTAGATAACCCATGTCTCCTTTACAGTCCCAGTTGTTCTGTGTGTCGTGCTCACAATCATATTTAGTAGGTGCAATATGGAAAGTAATTTCATCCTTAGACACCCTATTTCCATCAATCTTTATATCGCTAATAACTGAACCATGATCATCATGGTCAGTCCCACTTACGATATGAAATTCATATGTGAATGCACTAGAACCACCAGCTCCAGCTCCAGCTCCACCTCCTGAGTCTTCCTCACCATCACCCATCATTGTAGAAGCTATACTTGAAGAAATACAACATACACTTAATAAACCGACACCGGCTAACATTGGTACGGCTGACATGTTCTTTATAATACTTAGAGATAAAAGTTTACATAAAGATAATGACGTCATTCCTTAAATCTGCAAAGCATGTTTTTGATGTGGAGTCTGATCTCTCCTATGTTGAGATTGTCTATGACCGGTACATAAGGAACAAGGGATATTCGACCTTCACAGATTACCTCAATACAGAACCTTTCGCTGATTGGGTATCATTAGAGTCAAATAATCACTCAATTGTTTACGAGAAGTTTCTTGATACAATGGTTAAGAAGACTCTAGAGGTGAGACAACGTATGGCTGAACTGTCACTCGAAAGTTTCTTAACTTACGACCAGGATATTCGTAAGTACGTACGTGTAGCCCACGCAGTTAAGATTCTAGATCCAACATTCCAGCCACCTCGTATTAACATGGAGAGTGCTTGGCAAGTGGAGTTTATTAAAAAGTTTTGTAAGAAATCAGTGATAGATGCAATTCAAGAATGTAAAAAGAAATCTCGTCTCAAGTATTTCTTCAACGTACTAAAATTAATAGAATTAGAGCAATAAGAACCGCGATAAGAATCCATCGCCAAGGTGTTTTCCTATTGGAAACACCAACCTTAACTTTCTTCGGTTTCCCACACCCTAAACCATAATCGATGTTGCGTCGTGGATGGAGCGTTTTGTCCATTTGACACGGTTGTCTCTCATCTTCACAAAGTCCTGTATCACAAAAAACACTCTTTGTAGGTTCGAAAATACCCTTACCCGGGGTAATTTCTTCAAAATCTTGAAAATTCCCCGTCTGTCTCACACCTCCTGGAAGGGAGAAATCGTGTTGGACAAATGGGTTGATGTCATCAATGGCAGCTTCATCGTTAAGCATAAACTCACTCATTATTGTTATTACTTCAGATTATATTTCTTATCCACCATCTTAATTTTATGTTCATCCCACATCTTGTCCAGATCGACATTTAGCATATGTGCCAGTTGAAAAAGGTATGAAAATACGTCTCCCATTTCCATCATAACATCTGTTCCTCTCTCCTTTTTTAGATTTGTCTTCTTGTATGTTTTCTTATACTGACGAATAGCTGAAGCGAGTTCACCAACTTCTTCCGTCAGGAGAAGCCATACAGTATCGATAGGGGCGCGATCCCACCCCTTAGACCTACACACCTTTTCTGTTTCACATTTGTATTTGTTTAGACTCATACTTATTATATAGGGGACTCAAACCTTTAATTGATTCCAATTTTGTTATTGTATTCAATCTTATTTCCAGTGGTACTGGTATTTATAGGTCGGTCCATGGGGGTACTTATAGTATCTATATCTTTCGCGTATGCAATATACTGAGAGACGCCGGTTTGAATTTGAGACATGGCCGTAGATATGACACGATCGTTCATGAATTTAACCTGTTCGTTTATATTCGAATGGTGATCACCGGAGTTGTTGATAAAAACAACCCGCATGATTCCGTACAGGTCATCGGGGTTTTGATAATCGATGGAGATACCAGTTTTGTTCTTGAACGACTGACGAATTCCACGCTGAAGAAGATTCTTGTTGAAATCCGAAAAGAACAAAGTGTTCAGTGGGGTCTCACACTGCTGAATGGAATTAAGGTGGAGGTTATCACACATTTAATATAGTCGCCGAAAAAAATTATCCGTAGATATTAAATGCTGAACATCGCCAACTTTGACGAAGCGTATGCCACCAAACCCAATAATGCTGAACCAATTCCTTGTGAAGCCCCAGAATGCTTCGTGGGTTCTTACCCCCCTGTGGCGAAACCCGGTCAGGATGGACCATTTTTCGTAAACACGTATCTCATGCACCCCACACGTAAATTCGAGACCGTTGGAACGGTACCTGTGAGAAGTGCGGATCTTAATTGTAAGAAGTAAGTTAAAAATAAAACTTGAACAGAAAGTATATGAGGGTCATTAAACGCTCAGGTCGTATTGAGGATATGAGATTTGATAACGTCACCAATAGGATCAAGAATTTAACGTCTGGACTTTCGGACAAATGTGACTCTCAAAAAATTGCACAACAGGTGTTTTCGTCGATGTATGATAATATCACCACACAGGAAATAGACGTTCTCTCTGCTGAAATTTGTATTGGTTTGATTACGTCGGACCCAGACTATGAAGTTCTCGCAACTCGTATTATTGCGAGCAATATTCATAAAGTATGCCCTAACAACTTCCATCTCGCGATGCGAAAGCTCCAGAAGGCGAAAATTATCACAGATGAGGTTGTTGAGGTTGCACAACAGGTAAAGGATTACATTAAAACCGATCGAGATTTTGACTTTGGATATTTCGGTTTAAAAACTCTTGAAAAAAGTTATCTTCAAAGGGTTGAAGGAAAGTTGATTGAAACTCCCCAATACTTGTTTATGCGTGTTGCTATTGGTATTCATGGTAAAGACATCCCAGCTGTTCTCGAAACATATGACAAGATGTCCCAAGGTTTCTTCATTCATGCAACACCAACTCTATTCAATGCGGGTACACCACGACCTCAAATGTCCTCTTGTTTTCTGATTGCGAACAAGGGTGATTCAATTGATGGGATTTATGGCACACTGACAGAGTGTGCGCAGATTTCAAAATGGGCCGGGGGGATCGGACTTCATGTCCACCAGGTCCGTGCTAATAAATCAAGGATTAGAGGGACTAATGGCCAGAGTGACGGTATCATTCCTATGCTTCGAGTTTTCAATGCCACGGCTAGGTACGTAAATCAAGCGGGCAGAAGAAAGGGTTCGATTGCGGTCTACATTGAGCCATGGCATGCAGACATCATGGATTTCTTGGAACTTCGTCTCAACCAAGGTGATGAGGAGGCACGTTGTAGGGACCTTTTCAGTGCTATGTGGATTCCTGACCTCTTCATGAAGAGGGTTGAAGAAGGTGGTAATTGGTCTCTTTTCTGCCCCGACAAGGCTAAGGGTCTTTCTGACGTATACGGTGAAGAGTTTGAGGCTCTTTACACAAAGTATGAAGAGGAAGGTCTAGCTAATGCGACTGTACCAGCTACAGAAGTTTGGAAGGCCATTCTTAAGAGTCAAACTGAGACTGGAACTCCATACATGCTGTATAAGGATGCGTGCAATAAGAAGTCCAACCAAAAGAACTTAGGTGTGATTAAGAGTTCTAACTTATGTACTGAGATTATCGAGTACACTGACAAAGATGAAACTTCGGTTTGTAACCTAGCATCTATCGCACTTCCAAAGTATGTAAACATGGAAACGAAGACATTCGACTATGACAAGCTCCATGAAGTCACTAAGACTGTAACTAAGAACTTAAATCGAGTTATTGATAGGAACTTTTACCCAGTGGAGACTGCTCGTCGCTCTAATATGAAGCATCGTCCAATTGGTCTTGGTGTTCAAGGTCTCGCCGACGTTTTCATTCTATGCGGTCTACAGTTTGACTGTGAGGAATCTCGTCTTATGAATGCACACATTTTTGAGACTATTTATCATGCCGCACTTGAAGCGAGTTCTGAGTTGGCTGAGATAGATGGTTCGTATGAAACTTTTAAGGGTTCCCCAGCTTCTGAAGGTATTCTTCAACCAGATATGTGGGAAGGTGAAACCAAATTCAGTGGTCGGTACGACTGGGATGCTATGCGTGAACGTGTAAAAACAAAGGGTCTTAGGAACAGTCTCCTTCTCGCTCCCATGCCTACAGCCTCCACCGCACAGATTTTGGGTAATAACGAATGTTTCGAACCGTACACCACTAATATCTACCTTCGTCGTACACTCGCTGGTGAATTTGTTGTTGTCAACAAGCATCTCGTCGATCATCTTAAGAATGTGGGTCTTTGGAGTAAGGAAATGAAAGACCTAATGGTTAAAGCTGGTGGTTCTATTCAGAACATTGTGGATATCCCTGATGATATCAAGGTTCTTTACAAAACTGTATGGGAAATTAGCCAAAAATGCATTATCGATATGGCAGCAGACAGGGGTCATTTTATTGACCAATCACAATCTATGAATCTTTTCATGGAGAGTCCGACAATGTCTAAGTTATCTTCGATGCATATGTATGCTTGGAAGTCTGGTCTCAAAACGGGAATGTATTATCTGCGATCTAAGGCTAAGGCTCGACCAATCCAGTTCAGTCTAGAGCCAGATTGTGTGGCTTGTTCGGCTTAAAGTTTTAGATTCTAATTATTACATAATCATGGACAGTGCTATCGAAAACCTGCAGATTAATCAGTTTAATAATAGAAAAATTGTCATAAGTACGAAACAGGGTACACCTCTACGCGTTCAATTTCCACGAATGTATATGCCTTTTGGGGTCTCCGGTTTTACACCAGAGGTGGGTCAAACGAAATACAACATCGATTTCGCAATCAAGGGTTATGACGAAGATGGAAGTTACATGAAGAAGTTTTATGATTCCACCCGTAAACTTGAAGATATGATCATAGACGCAGTCACCGAACAAAGTGTAAATATTTTTGGTACTTCAATGTCAAAAGAAGAGCTTCTTCCCATGTTTAATTCGAATATTAAACAGTCTCCTGATCGTGAACCGAAGTTCCGTGTCAAGGTTGACACGACTATGGAAGACCAAATCAAACCGAATGTATTCGACGCTGATAAAAACCCATTACATGATGATGCGACAAACGGTCTCTATGCAAGAAATAGTGGACATGCTATTGTTGAACTCAATAGTGTGTATTTCTTGAACAGGAAATTTGGGTGTACGTGGAAACTCTATCAGCTCATCGTATATGAGCCACAAAATCTAAAAGGGTTTCAATTTAAACTTTAGTTTTACTTAACATTAATATACTATATATAGCCTGAGCCTCCTTAAGCAATTTACCCTGAACTCTGGTATATTTCTTTGGGTCCAAACCTAGCTTAATTTTAGCCATTCTTACGGATTCTGACCACTGAGTGAGTGTCATCTCTTACTTACTAGCTTTGATTATTTTTTTGTAGGATTTGCTACCCTTCTTGGGGACGAGACAGAAAGAGTCCTTCTTCTCAGCCTTCTCCTTCGCGAGGTCAATGAAAGCCATGAACTTGGGGTTCTGCTTGAGAGACTTCTTAGCAGCCTTACTCGCCGCCTTGGAGATAATACGTCCATCCTTCATCATAAGATCCTTCTTGGTGAGACCACCAGAGGTTGCATTAGCGTTACCATGGAAAACTTCGGCGCGGGAACCAACAGTCATTTATATTAAGCACGGAAAATATTCTTGATATCCAAAATAGATATTTTAGCTGTTGTCCTGTTCACAGGGATTTGAGTTTTTACACGGTCGTCATTAAGAACCTCCGAACACACGATAGATTTATGACCTTGGAGTGCCATCATTTCTTCCTCCACACTCACAAACCGTGGACACTCCTTGTAAACCAATTTTTTAACGTAAACAGCTTGAGTTTGGCCGGTTCGATGACTTCTACCAATAGCCTGTAATTCAGTTGCAGGGTTCCATGCTGGAGCTGTTATGTATACTCGAGTCGCATCCTGTAAATTTAACCCCTGCCCCCCACTCTTGATCTGAATGATGAAAACAGCTCCTGGGGATGCACTTTTAAACGCATTTATTTGCCTGACTCGTTCTTCTTTGGGAACTGACCCATCAATCCTGAAAACTGGGCGGTCCAATTGAGACTGAATATAGTTCATTTCACCCCTGAACTGACAAAAGATCAGACTCTTCTCCTTAGGGTGTTCTTGAATCATCCTGAATAAAGTTTCCATCTTGTTAGATCGACCTTCCCACTTTGTTGGTTTGGTTCCATTCTTCACACCAACCCCATTTAGATACATCTGTGGCCAAATCATACACTGCCTGGCACGGAGGAGGCACTCCAAAATGACCATATTTTTTGAGTTAAGACTTTGGGTATTTTTGAAGGCATCTTTGATAATATCCTGAGCCTCCAAAAAGACAAATTCGTAGAGAGCCTTCTCTTCTTTGAACATGTCAAGTTCCACATTTTCAAACGTACAAGGTGGGAGTCGAAGACGTTCATTAATCTTAGCGAGATCATCCTTGGTTCGACGAAGGATGTAGATATCTTTGATCTCTTTAGTCCTTCCTTGAACAAAATTCTTAGGAATTCCCAAAAAGGTACAAAGAGACACAAAATCATCCATTGAATTGAATACCGGTGTACCAGTCACAATCCATTTAATATCTGCCCTCAAACGGCACACACTTTTGAACAATTTCGAAGACTTATTTCGAATCTCATGACCTTCATCTAGAATAACACGATCCCAAGACATATAATGAAGTGGAGTGGGTGCACCAACCTCAGCACCTTTTATAGTGAGAAGTGTATATGGTGCAAGGGTGATATGTGCATCACTGCACACCTTACGCTCAATTCCATCGTAAATGTTTACGGTAAGATTGGGTGCAAATTTTTGAATTTCTTCATGCCATTGAGTGATAATAGATTTGGGCACGATGATGAGTGTACGACTTTGTGGATTTCCAAGTATTGTAGAAATCAGTTGTACGGTCTTGCCCAGACCCATTTCGTCACATAAAAAGCCTCCCTTGGGGCCATCACTTTGATTTTCCATTCCGAGCATCCATTGTACACCTTCTCTTTGATAGGGTACGAATAGACGCCCGTTTAGGGAGTCTGTTGCGAGTTTGTATTGGTCTTCAGTCGTCATTGTAGAAGTCCTCCTCAGGGAGTGCCTCAATTTCACAACTAACTGGTTCGGGTTCTTTTTTCTTTCGAGTCTTCTTCAACTTAGGTTTTGGAAGTTCATCTATGTGTTCTCTAAAATAGAGAACTTTGTCCCAAAATTCCCTCATGACCGGGAGATAAGTCTTCCACCATTCACGATCACGGGGAACGTTAACTACATCAAATTCTTCGGGTTTAGGCCAATTGGTTTCAGCTGGTTTGTATTGGATGAAGTCTGCCGATTCTAAGTCTAAAATCTCCATACAGAGTTGAAGCTGTGGCATGTAATGAATAGGTACTTCCCCGGGTATGATCGCTCTTTGTGGAGGACATTTAATCTCCACGAGTTTACCAGATTCGGTGACACCATCAGGACTTCCACCTAACCAATCTTCAACTGGGTGGGGGCAAAGACCTAGTTCATGGACGACTTCTCCATGTCGCTCTTCATATAGAATACGTGCCTCATCCTCATACTTTTCACCGTGACGAGTGGCTGCATTTCCGGTAAACTTTTCACCGAGACCGCATTTTTTGAGTAGAAGTCCTTCAGGTGTTTCGTATTTATTAACACCAATGGCTGTAGCTGCATCTGAAGCGGTTAACATTTTGCCACGAAGAGCAAGCCATTCTTCCGATTTTTGGGCCGCATATTCTCGTTCTAACGCTGCTTTAACATTCGGGTGCATGTTAACTTAATTATAATTGTATTTTTTAACCTCATCTAGGACTTGAAAATACATTTGTGCGGCATTTTGTTCAGCTTGTTTTTTACTTTTTGCAGCACCTCTCGCACGAAACATATTGTCGATGTAGATGTCAATGTAGAATAAACCTTCGTGATGAGCACATACACGGTATTCTGGGAGTTGCCAGTTATTTACCTGACAATGACGCATGAGATGGTCCTTGTAGTTATCATCAACCATGATAGAATTCATATCAACAATCTCAGGGTCTTGATAAATCCTAAGAATGAACTCCTTAGCATGGATGAGTCCAATATCCATGTAAATAGCACCAATGAGGGCTTCAAAAACATCCTCAAGAATTTTTGGATTATTATTCCATTGGTTGCGCATACCCTTTTCATCCATAATCACAAGTTCATTTAAATTGAGTGTATTAGCAATCTTAGCTAGAGTTTCTCCACGAACCAGCTTTGTACGAGCTTTAGTGAGAAAACCTTCTTGACGACTTTCATAACGATCAAATAAAAACTTAGTGATAACAAACCCTAATACGGAGTCACCAATAAATTCAAGTGTTTCAAAAGATTCTGTAAACTGCTCATATTCTTTGATGGCAGATTTATGTGTAAATGCCTTTTGGTACAAATCAAGATTTTTGATCTTTGTACCAACAAGTTCTTCAATTCGGGTTTTATCAACGAAGACGACCATGTTTTATTATGTTTATGTTTTTATTTTTTAAGCCTTCTTAATGTAGTGAGGAGAAAGGTACTTCTGGAGGTTAAGGTAAGTAACAACAACGTCGGCGGGAGGAGCAAGAAGGTCCCGAAGCTTATCGTCGAGAATAATCTGGCGGCCGTTCTCGGGGTGCTTAAGACCCTTCTCAGTGATGTACTTGTTAATGAACTTGGTAACCTCTGAGCGGGAGATGAGCTCTCCGTCGGGGAGGGCGAGAAACTCACGCAACTTAGGTGTAATTTCCTGCTTTCGGTTGAATCCGTTGTTTTCGGCACGCTTCTTAGCCTTCTCACCATCAGGATCCTCTTGGGTGTTCTTAATCTTACGAATGAGCTTAGTCAAATTCTTGACATCGTTGCGGAGAGCGGCAAGTTCGGTTTGAATGGTTTCAAGAGACATTATATCTATCTTACTCGTCTAACCTTTAAGTCTATGTAAAGGAGACCAAGAAGAACCACGATTAATGCGAGTATAAAAATGGATACATCAACGCGATCTAGTTTTTCAACCACACCCTTCCCCTCTGGGTGTTTTATGATTCGAAATGGCATTCTAGTACCATCGTCAGGACATCCACCAAAACAACAGTCCTCCTGACATGGAATAATATGTGGTCCTCGTCGCTTACCACAAAACTGCTTGGTTTCACCTTCGTATGCAAAGCATCTACATTCATCGATGATTCTGCAGACCATATTATTATATCATGATATAATAATGGACGAACATATTTACCCGAAATCGACTATCGATAAATTCTTAAATGAAAATTTACTTTTCAAAGATGCCAAAATGAAAAAGTATTATGACCGAAATCTCCAGAGAGATCTTGGTAAATTCAGAAGTCGTGCACACACTACACACCGTAAGAAAGATTTCGAAAAACTCATGTATGTTCTTGTCACAGATTGTGTACGGGATATAATCATAGAAACAGTGGGAGAGGTTTCTGAACACATGAAAAATATGGGTGACGTCATTGTTAGTGGGGGTGAGGCGTTCAATTTATACGTTGATTATAATGAACGTATAGTCACGAGTGATATAGACGCAAAATTTGTTCCTCGTATGTCAGTCAATCCACAATATTTTGGTAAACTTCAAGCTACGAAGCTTATATTATGGGACAAACTAGGAGAGATAGCCAAACGCCTTGGTCCTCGGATCAAGAAAAGGTTGATTTTCATGCGAAAGAAACACCCCAAAATATTTAAGTTTTTGGGTATCAGCTTCAAACAGGCATCACCTGTTGTTACGCGTCGTTACACTCTCATTAAGAAGAAAAAGATGGGTTCTGCGAATAAACCCACTAAGGGTGACGTCTTCATAGATGTGGAATTATTCGCTCTCGACATGAATATTCGTTATTTTTCACCCGACTCTGGTAAAATAGAGGACTTCAATATAGGTGGTATTCTCGATATCCCATTCATGCGTCCAAAAGAATTTGGTTACGAAGTTGTTCTATCGAGGCGTAAGGGTATAACATATCGTAATCTTGATAGTGGTAAATTAAAGACGAATAACAAAGTTTACATCGCGAGTAAAGAATTTTTAATAGAAGATATTTATCTCATGCAAAAACTGAAACTCAGACCAGAAAAAAAGGAAAAGGACCGTCAAAGACTCGTTAAACTAGCTCGATTATTTGATAAAAGAATAAAGGGAACCGATTCGATGGAAGATGTTTTTAAAAAAGTGCGTTCTAAGATTGTCCGTAAAGGACCTGCAGCTACTAAAAAGAATGCACGTGTATCTATGAATCAGGCCAAACGTGTAGATCCTAATAAATACAAAAACTATACCACGAAACCATCAGATGAGAGATTATCAAAACAGATGGTTTTTGGTTTCAAATCCGCCGTTAAGAATACAAAGGTAAATGGATATGAAAAATCGAGTGGTAATAAACAATTCAATGTTAATACTTTAAAATGGAAGAACGTTACTAATAACTCATACGTAAAGAATGAGTATAACTTCAGGCCTAAGAACTCAAAGAACTTACCAAAGAATTTCAACGTTTCAAATACGTTATATGGTTATAAACCCAGGAGAAATATGTGGGTTGAAAAGAACGTACTTAATAAGTCCGCCGCCATCCCGTTTGTTGGGTTAAAGAAATAAGACGCAACAAATACATAAATGATTTATAACGCTCCAGCCAAGGGTGAGGACGGACTCTATTTCGTGAAGGCGCTTAACGACAATAAGAGAAAATGTCTTATTCAACTCAATAATGTCAAGGTAGCTGATGTGTCAGGAGAGGTTGTGTTTGAACTCGACTCAGATGTCAATCTCAAAAAGATTGAGGATACAGATGCAGCCAACCTCATGGCAGCGAACGAGAATTGTGAGATGTGGTTTGGGAAGAAGCTTTCTGAGAATGTCATAAAGGGTGCGTACACCCCCAGTGTAGCCAACGGTCAGTTCACAGGGGATCGCATTGAGGCCACTAAGGTATTTGACGCACAGCAGGAGATGGTCGATTTTGAGATGATGCAACCCGGTAAGAGTTGTAATGTCATCCTCGAATTTGCCGGTCTTTGGTTCGCCAAGAAGGCCTTCGGCTCATCTTGGAACATTGTCCAGGTCAAGATTCATGCGGACCCAATTTTGGATGTATACCCAGAAGGGTACGCATTTGTCGATGACGATGACCAGTAAAAATAATTTGTTAATATACTATAAAAGATGTTCGGTTTAAAAAAGGGTCGTAACCAAAATATGATTATGCTCCTCGCCGTAGCTGCTCTCATTTTTATTCTATTCCAAATGAACTCAAAGTCTGGTTATGCCATCGTTGAGCGCGAATACTCCGCGTTCGGTGCAGCCCCCACCACCGGCCCCTCCGTAGCCCCAGCCCCAGCCAATGGTTGTGGTATGGACAAGGGTACCGGTCTCGCGTCCTCTCTCCTTCCCCGCGAGGTTGCTTCGGATGAGGATTTTGGTCAGTTTGCCCCAGAAGACATCCTTAAGGGTCAGAACTTCCTTGAGCCTCGTCAGCAGGTAGGCTTCCCCGAGACTGTCGGTGGTGCTCTCCGCAATGCCAACCAGCAGATTCGTAAGGATCCCCCCAACCCCAAGGACCCCTATGTCTGGAACAACTCCACCATCGTTCCCGATCTCATGCAGCGTGGTTTGTGCGCTTAAAGATTAGATACGTGAATAAATAACAATGAGTGACGTTTCTAACGAACTTTCCGCGAGCGTTTCTAAGCTCGTAGACCTTACAAAACAACTTTCTGAAGCGAAATCTGATATCAAAGTCTTAAACCAGGAGGAAAAACGTCTCAAGGAGACGGTTAAGAAGCATATGGTTACCCAGGGTATTGATACCATTAACCTCAGGAAAGGTAAAATTAGTATTCGTAAATCTGTACGAAAGGCTGGTATCAATAAAGATGCGATTAAAGAGGGTCTTCTTAAGTTTTTTGGGGGAGATGAAGCTAAGGTTGAGGGAGCATTCAATTCTATAACAGACAATTTAAAGACCCGAGAAACAACATCTCTTTCATTAACTGGTATAAAAGAGAAGCTCGCTAATGAAAATAAGTAATAAACATGGTTTGGAGCCAATACGTATACGAAGCTGCTAACGGATTTGATCCCGACGTAAGCGATGACGATGAAAATATCGAAGACACTCCTCTGAGTATTGAAGACTGGGAAATCGAATACTCAGATGAACTATGGTACATGTGGAACATTATCAGAACTCTCATGTATGATGCCAAAATCGAACACACAGGTGAATTTTGTGATTTTGTCGAGTTTTGTTACAAAGAACATGACTCTGCATTACCACGAGTCACATGGGAATATCAGGAACAGACGATATGGTACGAGGAACGACTCGCCCATATCTGGAAAAATCTCAGGCGCTCGATTAATGAAAACGGTGTTTATGAAGAAATGATGCGTGGTGCAACATTCAATGATTTTGTTGATTTTACCAAAAATTATATGCGTATATATTAAATGCTTCCTCCTAACCTCGTCGCCCAAAAAGTCGCTATTCCCGCAGCTCTTTTTTTAGCGCTGAGTCCCGGTGTTCTTCTGACAACCGACGGCTCCAAGGTTTCTCTCATGAACCGAAAAACCAGTCAGATGGCCGTTTTCTTCCATGCTCTAGTTTTCTTCCTGGTATACAGTCTCATCGCCAAAGCTATGGGTCTCGTTCTCACCAGGAACGATCTCATTGTGAGCACCGCTCTGTTCCTTGCGCTCAGCCCTGGTCTTCTTCTTACCCTTCCTCCCGGTTCGGGTGGGGTTCTTCGATCTGGCCAGACCAGTCTCAACGCGGCTCTCGTTCATTCGATCGTGTTCGCGGTAGTATTCGCGCTTTTGAGGCGCCAATTTCCTCAATTCTATTAAGTAGGAAGATGAAGTATTTGGTATTGGGTCCGGCTTCTATGGGTATATATTCTCTAATAGGTGCTCTAAAAGCTAGAGAGACTGAACTTGCGAATGTCCATGAAATTTCGGGGTCATCTGCTGGTGCAATATTAGGGTTATTCTTAGCAATGGGGATGTCAGTTGATGAAATTCTTGAAACTTCTCTTTCAACAAATATCCCCAACTTTGTTAAAATACGTATAGGCTCATTTTTTAACAAATTTGGTTTTGTTGATATGGGACCTATTCGTAAAAAATTAGTAGAAATATGTGGTTCAGACCCAACGTTTGCGGATATAGATATGAAAATATACATAGCAGCGTTTTGTATGAATACATCTGAAACTGTATACTTTTCCAAGGATACACATCCAGATATGAAGGTTATAGATGCAGTATGTATGAGTATGGCTGTACCTTTCATATTTGCATGTGGTAAGTATAACAATGAAACTTACGTAGATGGTGGTATGAAGGAAGAATACCCGTTGACGCCATTTTTTGATAAAAAGGCACACGAAATCACATGTATAAAAATTAAGATGAATCGTGTATACCAAGAAGATATACAGACACCGAAGGAATTTGTAGAAACACTCGTTCGATCGGCGTTATCAAACCGTGTTCAGTACGATACACCTATAGAACTTGTCGAAATTAATGTCGGTGATACAGATGTGTTTGATTTTAGTATGAGTTATGAAGAAAAAATTAGATTATTTAATAGAGGTTTTACTTTTTTGTCAGCTTAATATAAATGGATGTGAATACATTCAAAGTAAGGCTGGCAGGACTACCGTTTCTTAGTAAGTCAGAAATTCAGTCTTACCAACAGAGGGTAACACAGGGTAGAATTGATCCTCAGACCCTTTATAGGGAAGCATTAGCTGTACATAAAAATAGACGTAACCAAGAAATATATAAAAAGCGTCGAGAACTTGAACGACGGATAGTGAATTTACCATTAAGCGAGAATAATCTGTATAATCTACTGAATATAGTAGACGATCAATCAAATCTAGACGATTTACATGATAGGGCTAAAAAAATAGTCGAACTTCGTAAAAAGAAGGATTTGGGTCAGAGAAGAGCCAAACTCGCGAATAATTTAGGAAAGATACAGATAAATCAATCTAATAGGGTCGAACTTCTTAAAAAATTTAACGAGGGAAAAAATACGATCAGAACTCTCGTCGAGAACGCTAAAAAGCTTGAGAAGAAGAAAACTTCTGAACGCATTTCTAAACGGAGAAAAATACTTCGGGAATCCATCAAAGATCTTGGTATTAGTCAGTCAAATCAATTGAAAATACTAGCGAAATTTAAGACCGGTAAGTTTGGAGTTAAGAATCTCATCGAAGAGGCGAAAAAATTGAAGAAGGTCAAGGTCTTGAAGGGTATAGCCGGAAAACGTGCAGAACTAACGGAACTCGCTACAAAGTTGGGGGTGATTAACACCTTTGCGAAACGCATCAAGGCTGTTAATACGAACGATAAAGCCGATGCACTCAAGGATGTGATAGAAAAGGCTGGCGAGAAAAAACGACTCGCTGAACTTTCGAACGAGAAGGATAAACTTGTAAAATTGGCGAGGGAAATGGGAATTTATGATTCATTCGCGGGGATGATTTCTGGTGCGAATACGATTCAGTCCTTAAACGTGGTTAAACTTGATGTCGTACAAGCGAGTAAAATCGCTTTATCAAAACTTTCTAATGAGAAGAATGTATCTAGTAACTTTTCTAGAGCTATAAGTAATCTCAGATTTTCAAATCGTTTAATTCCTTTAAAAAAACGAATCGAGGAAGCGGGGAGTCAGAAAACGCAGTCTAAAAAACGGGAAGCTGCTGATATATTGGAGAGAAATAAAGAAAATTTCATCGATTTTGTAAGAAAGAGTGCCATCCCAGATAGTAAACGGCGTGTATTTATCAATCGTATGCGTTTAGATGATGTTAACATACCCAAACTCCGCGAAGACGTAGCCACGGTGGAGAAAAATTTAAAAAATACAAAACGAGGTAAAGAGCTCAACGAGTTACTCGCATATATTAAAAATTTGAACATCAATAAACCTGGGTTCATAAGTAAATTCAAAACAACCAATACATCCCTTAAAAACATAAAAAATGAAATAGATGGTATCGTGAAAAATCAAGCTAATACCCAAATAAAAAAGAATGAACTCGTTAAGAAAGCTAAACGAATCTCGTATGAATTAAATATTACGGGAGTAAAAAA